GTGATCTTCATGCGTCCCGTGAGTTCCGGCAGTTGAAGGCTGATGACCTTGAGAGGCTCCACCGCCTCACTGGTATCGGTGCAGTAGACGCCTTGGTTATCCCACGTCAGCTCAGTGCGACCGGTAACGTCGAACACCTCCACGTTGAGAGTCCTGCCCTCAAGCTGGTAGTACCGGTGGCAGTCTAAAATGCAGATCCGGACAGCGTGCTCGACCGCGTCAAATATGCTGTCATCGCGACCGTATGTTGACCCGCCACCGATACGAATAATTGCTAAATAATCTTTTTTCATGATTGCCTCCTCAGGCGTTGTGTACCTAGACGCCCGCAGGCGTTTCGCTGGAATCTCGCCAGCTCGTCAGTAGGTTTAGAGTTCGCGGACAGCGATTACCGCAGTGTTGACCCATTCAAAGTAAAGACCGTTTTTGTCGAGCAGATCGTTGAGAGCGTCAGTACCGTCAGACTCAATAATTTCACCCCAGTAGTCAGCCCAGTAGAGCTTGCCTTTGCCTCCGTTATCGATCCAAGCATTGAGGTGAGTAGTGTCCTCCATGCTTATCTCGAAATGAGCTTCTTCGGTCCAGTTGTTGTGCATCAGGTAAAGACCGGCGTTCTTGAGTACGTTGTAAGCGTTGCGAGCATTGCGTTTCATAATTGCCTCCTCAGGCTAAATGTTTCGATCTTGTTTGATCTCGTCAGTGCGCCATGTAGACGCAGACATTTGTGGGTCTTGCCGCTTCAGCACTTGGATGGGGTGTTCTCATCCTCCTGCCGCCCCCATGACCTCTGGGTCGGATGTAGTGCCGAATCAGCACTGCATGGGTCGAACCTTAGGCTCTAGGGAAAAGCGTGTCAATACCTTCAGATGAAAAAAATGACAATTAATTTCAAATTCGATACAATTTGGGTCTCCGCAGATAAGTTTTTGCACATCTAAAAACGGCATAGGGTATGGACTTGAGCATCGAGAAAAGGTTTGACCGGATCGAGGCAAAGCTTGATCAATTGAGCGACACCGTCGCAGTGCTGGCTCGTATCGATGAGCGTCTTGTCAGCAGTCACAAGAGATTGGATCGCCACGAGGGTCGCCTTAACGCGCTGGAGGGTGATATCCGTCAGGTCGAGCAAAGCATGGCAAAGCAAGCCGGTAAGGGCATGGTTGCAGAGCGCGCCGCTTGGATCATCTTCGCCGCAGTCGTTACCGCAATCGCGAAATTTTTATGAGGCGGGAAAAAAGAATCCCACACCCCAGTGCCGCCCTCTCATATAGGGGATGTATCAAATGTATGTAGTGAGTGATAAGCCAAAACGATTGAATGTGAGACAGCAGAAGTTTGTCGAAACTTACATGGCTTTAGGCAACGCAACGAAGGCGGCAGACATTGCAGGGTATAAGCACCCGAACGTGCAGGCTTTCAGATTGTTAGAGAATATTAGTGTGAAAGCAGAAATAGAGGCGATTAGAGCGAATATGAGCAAGGATTCTGAGCAGAGACGGGTTGAGTGGATCGATCAGCTGGAGCAGTTGGGAAAGCTTGCAGACAAGGATTCAGACCGATTGAGAGCCATCGAGCAGTTGTTTAAGGCTGAAGGCTGGATTGCGCCAGAAAAGCAGGAAATTGTGCAGTTCAATGGCTCATTTTTGGCTGATTTGGACCTTGAGGAGGATGAGACGGTCGAACTCATCACCGACAACTCTAACGAAAACAACGACTTACACTGATTCGACCAACTGCTCAAGGAGCAATTCGCCCCCCAAACACGCCATATATCAAGGGTTTGCGGGGTACGGGGGGGGTAGAGATCTGGGGCTGGCGTCGTTCGCGCGTGTGGTTCCATGTGGGTGATCTCAGACCCTACCACCGTATTTTGACCCCCCACGGGTCTTATGAGAGTACCGAGGCAAAAAATGAACCAGATGTTGATGCACCGTGTTACGGCACTTAATCACTTAGACATGGATGAGTTCACGTTTGAGGCTTACATCGCCCCTATGTCACTACGCTGCGATTCGGGGACCAGCTGTACTACCTTACCGATCAGGTTCAGGAGGCTGTATACACGCTTATAGAGACATCACAGAACGATAGCGTAGAGCTTACCCTCGTCGAATAGGGGGGGGCGGTCCTTATGAGAGTACCTGTATGAAATACACATCAGATAAAAATCCAAAAATATGCTGCAACTGCGGAGTGACCTGTTGGACATCCTCAACTGAGATCCCTTACTGCAAAAGTTGCAGGAAAATGGTGATGAAACGCAGCAAATCACCAGAAGAAGCCGAATGGCTTGAGAAGTACGCCCCAGAACTAGGCGATCTGGACCACGAATACACATAGGAATTTTTTGAAATGGCGGAAAAGAAAGATTCAAGACTGACTAAAGCTGGCGTCAGTGGCTATAACAAGCCAAAGCGAACGCCATCACACCCGACTAAGTCTCACGTTGTTGTTGCCAAGGAAGGTGACAAGGTGAAGACCATCCGATTCGGGCAGCAGGGCGTCAAAACCAACCAGACGGTAGGTCAGAGGAAGGCGTTTGAGAGCCGTCATGCCAAGAACATAAGCAAAGGCAAGATGAGTGCAGCTTACTGGGCGTCAAAAACTAAATGGGCGCCCTCCAAAACCCAATCATCATCAACCAAGTGGAAAAAAGGAAGTTAATTATGCCAATGGTCAAAGGTCAGAAGTACGCATACACGAAAGAGGGAATGGCTAAGGCGAAAGCTGCTGCCAAGAAGGCGGGAACTACTATGAAGGTTAAGCCAAAAGCGAAAGCAAAAGCTAAGCCGAAGGCTAAGAAGTAGGAATGGCTGCCAAGAAGGCTGCCCCCAAGAAAAAATCGACGGTGAATAGTGCTGGTAACTACACAAAGCCAGCGATGCGCAAGCGACTGTTCAACAAGATTAAGGCTGGCAGCAAGGGCGGGTCTGCTGGGCAATGGAGTGCCCGTAAAGCGCAGATGTTAGCTAAAGAGTACAAAGCAGCTGGTGGAGGATACCGAGACTAATGCCTTTAAAAAAATCGCAGAAAAGCCTAAAGAAGTGGACCGGCGAGAAGTGGGGCACAAAGAGCGGTAAGAACTCCACACAGGGCGGTAAAGCTACAGGGGAGCGGTATCTACCCAAGTCTGCTCGAGAGGCGCTCAGCAAGAAGGAGTACGCTGCTACGAGCAAGAAGAAACGCGCTGACACCAAGGCGGGGAAGCAGCACAGCGCTCAACCAAAGAAGATAGCCAAGAAGACTGCGAGGCACAGGAAATGAAAAATTCTCGTGAAACAATGTATAGCAAGGGTGATAACCGTCGCCCTGAAAATGTTAAGAAGTTCAACGAAGGCTACGAGCGAATCTTCGGCAAGCCCACGCGAAAAGACCGGAATGATGTTAGGGCAAGAAAGAGAGGCGGAGATAGCAGTGATTGATATTGAGCTTCAACGTTTTGCTTATCACCCAGAGGGGACTCTTGGTCTGATCGACTTCAAGGGTGAGCGCTTCTACACCATTGAGCGCCCTTGGCTCGATAACGCTCCTAACATGTCCTGCATTCCTGAGGGGTCGTATGACACGGGCTGGAGGGACTCTCCTCGCTTTGGGGAGACGTGGCACATCAAAGAGGTACAAGACAGAACCTACATCCTCATACACGCAGCCAATTTCCCAAAAGAGGTTCAGGGCTGCATTGGTTTGGGATTGGGTCTTATGGGGGACAGAGTGGCTGTTAGCAGTAGCCGCAAAGCTGTAGCTCGATTTGAGGAGCTGACGAGGGACTTATCGTGGCGATTGATAGTAAAAAATGCCCCGTTTGCGGCGTTGTCAAAAGCTTAGAAAATTTTCAACCTAGTGGTCGTCAGCAGTGCAGAGCCTGTAAGTCGCTCAGCAACAAGAAAAGAAGCAACGCAAGTCTAGAAGGATTTTTGCAGAATCGGTTGACGGGTCTTAAGCAGCGTCACAAGCGAAAGAAATATGAGGGCACCGTCGTCTCGCTTGATTATTTGTTGGCGCTATACGAGCAGCAGGGAGGCGTTTGCGCTATTTCGAGCCTGCCTATGCACATAACCTTGGATCGCTCAGACCTTTCTGTGAGTCCGGACAGAATTGACAACTCGCAAGGCTACGTCGAGGGCAATATAAGGTTGGTTTGTGCCCGCGTAAATTTAATGAGAGGCACACTAGATGATCATGATTTTGTCTGGTGGTGCCGCGCAGTGGTGAGAAGCAGTGGAAATTGAGCAGGTAGCTAGAAAACTGAAGGGGAACTTCCCTCTTTACAGTAAAAACATGCTGAAAATCGTCACAAAAGAGGGTGAATCCAAGCCTTTTGTTCTGAATGCAGCGCAGTTACACGTCCACAACATGCTTGAAAAACAGCTAAAAGAGCAGGGAAACATCCGCGCATTGGTGCTGAAAGCGCGCCAAACAGGCATATCCACCTACACGCAGGGCAGAAACTTCTGGAAAGTGACGCAAAATCGAAACGCTAACGCGTTTGTACTGTCGCACCTCGCAGAATCAACTAACGCTATTTTTAATATGGTGCGCTACTTCTATGACAACGTCCCACATCCGGCATTCAAACCGCCGCTGGCTAGTCAGTCGGCGTCAACTCTCGTCTTCGATGAAATCAACTCGCGCTACAGGGTTGGTACGGCACGGTCTACACAGACAGGACGAGGACAAACAAACAGATTCGTCCACGGATCAGAGGTCGCCTTCTACCCCCAAGGATCAGACATAGTCGCTGGTCTACTTCAGACGGTGGGAGGCAAGAACACTGAAGTTATCTTAGAGAGCACAGCCAACGGGGCTGGGGGCTGGTTTTACGATCAGGTGATGAAGTCTCTTCGCGGTGAGTCAGAGTGGATTACCTGCTTCATACCTTGGTATTGGATGCCAGAGTATAGAAAGAAGCCCTCGCCATACTTCGTCGCGACCCCAGAAGAGTATGAGCTTGCGCAAAAATACAATCTCGATGATGCCCAGCTCTCTTTTAGGCGCGCCAAATTAGACGAATTAGGCGGAACTGATTTGTTTCGGCAGGAGTATCCCAGCACCCCGCTCGAAGCATTTTTGACCTCCGGAAGATGTTTCGTAGAAGAGAGCGCAATATCTCAATGCGAGACTAATTGCTACACCGCAGACTTCAAGGGAGACATCATCGATGGCAACCTGATTGAGCGAGAGCATGGCAACTATCAAGAGTGGTATCCGCCACTTCGAGAAGAGAACTACGTTATCGGGGTTGATGTTGCGGAAGGTCTCGCCTACGGCGACTACAGCTGCGCTCAAGTCCTAGACTCAATGGGAAATCAGGTGGCGTGCTGGCACGGACACATTGATCCTTTCGATTACGGCGCCTTAGTGGCAATGCTCGGGAAGCGATTTAACAGTGCATATGTAGTAGTAGAGCGGAACAACCACGGTTTAGGCACCTTGAGAAAGATGCAAGACTTAGGCTACTCCAATCTATTCGTAGAAAGCTCTGTCGATGGCGCTTATGGCGACAGGCTGACTAAGCGGGGCGGATTCTTAACTACCAGCAAGACTAAACCTCTCATCGTTGACAACCTCGCAACCCTTTTAAGACAGGGCGAAAGTGGCGTTGCTGACATTGAATTGTTAAATGAGTTGCGTACTTACATCATTGATGATAAAGGAAGTTACAATTCTCAGAATGGATGTTATGATGACAGGGTGATGGCTTATGCTATTGCCTTGCATGGACTTGCTTCTATGCCGAGACCTCGGCACCGGACTATACAGAAACGTTTTAAATCGTTAGATCCTGTGACGGGTTATTAATCTATGCATGAGCTAGAGTACGAAGGCGAAGAAGAGCAGCTTGAAAAGGAGCCAGACGGCTTGCAGGCGCAAAGCATGCAGAGTCTGGGGTCTCGGCTCGCCGGAACCTTTCAAGAATATAAAGACGCTCGTAAGGAAACTGAGAACGAGTGGCTGAAAGACTTGCGCCAGTATCAAGGGATCTATGAGCCTGAGGTTCTTGCGCGACTAAACGAAGCGTCTGGTGCTCGATCTAAAGTTTTTGTCGGCTTAACCCGAACCAAGGTTATGGCTGCCTATTCGAGAATCATTGACCTCCTTTTTCAGCACGGCGATGTTTTCTTCTCTGTAGACCCTACCCCGATCCCGCAGATCGATCCTCTCAAGGCGATGCAAATGCGCCAGATGGCTATGGATCAGATCATGATGGCTAGTGGACAAGACCCGATGATGAATCAGGACTTGGTGGCAGCACGCATGGCGGAGCTGGAAGAAGAGTTCTTGGAGGTAGAGAAAGAGATTGCCAAGAACGCAGCTGAGTCCATGACTGTAGATATACAGGACCAGCTTATAGAGACAAATGCAGAGATGAAGCTCAAGGAAGCGTTTCTT